AGCCATTGGTTGTGCGGGCTAACTAGTTGGGGACGCTGCTGTGGGGACTAGTTGGCCGGCGTCACGGGGTGTACCGCGAGCTGCCGTGATAACCCGCTTGCGGGTGAAGCCATAATGTCGCATTTGCATCGAGGGTATGGGATAGCGATACTCCCCCCGGTTCCTAATATCTGAAACATGAGAACGGCGTCAGGGGGGACGAGGCGTGGTGTGGCGCTTGGGCGCAGCCCTAGGCTAATGAGCCGTGCACTGTCGGGCGATCTGACATCCTCCACTCCTGGACAGTATGGAAGTAGGGCAAACAATTGCAAAAGTACAGCTGACAGGGGCGTGATGTTGGGGAGTTCGGCATGTGCCGTTTCACCGGCTTAGGGTTGGGTCCCACACATGCGTAGTGAGTCACACACCGCCAGGGTTGTGAATGCTGATGGTTGGGTTGCAATGGGTAGGTCACCCTGGGGCCTCCCTCGTGCAACTGAAAAGGTGGGCCTACCGTGTGAACTGGGCTAGTTAGGGCAGCACGGTGGGCCTGGGGGGAAAGCGATGCGTAATAGCAGAGGTAGTTGGAACGCTCAGGTAGTAGGCGTCCCGCGAAAGCCACGACCTACGTCGGGGGCGGGTGGTGGATGGTAGTCACCGTCCTGTCCCTAGCCGCTACTGTAGCGGCCGAATCCGAAGAGTGACCGGCCAGCTGAACTAAGGGTTGAAGCATAATTGTCCGACTCGCACGTAGTCTGAGAAAGTTTACCTCCCGCAACCTGACCTAGGACAAGCAAGCCACCTCGCAGGGATCAGGGGCGCGTGCGCCCGGTATTCGGTATCCTGCGGAGTGCCCTCCTCCGTTCCGAAATTAAGGGTTGAATTTGCCGAAAATGTCTACTATCAATGAACCCACAGCAGAAGTAGCCGCTGCTCTCTCAGCGGATAAGGGTGCGGCATCCCCGAAAACCGTGCCGCCTGAGGCCTCGTCTCCGGACGCTGGCATACTTCACCCCAGAGTGTTAAGATTACTGCTTGAGGCGACTGGCATATCTCTGACCTTTGAGCGCCATCTCCCGTTCCATGCTCCCTTTATCTCGCCGCTCATCACGGACGTCCCCTACCGCAGTGCTCTCATCAAATTGGCGCCTGGCGCGGCACGGTCCACTTTGAGGATCACCAATGTGCAGGACGGCGTGTCTTTCGGGACGGGTGAACCCACGGCGATGTTCTTGGCTGCTCAAGGCGCCAACACCACGCTGGTCGACGCGAAAGGTACTCAGTGGCGCCGATATGGCCCCAATGACGATAATGCAGCGATGGGCGCGATGGCTCGCACTCACCCCCGTGCGCTGGAACTAGTCAACTCGACTCTGGTCTACCCCCTCGGCGCCCTGTATTGCCTATTGGGTTACGCGTGCCACCCCGCGCCCCACGGTGCGTTTATACACCACGCCGGTAATTACACTGAGGCGGAATACAACGCCTCAAATTATGTCATTGACCACGCCGGCTTCGACGTAGCGTTCGTAACCCCCGCTCAATGGGCGAATCTCTCGTCTGGTGCGGACGTGCCGCAGGGTTGGAACAACGTTCCGGTCATCTTCCTCCCCAACGCGTTGACTGACGATGCTACTGTCGCGGCCGCCGTTAGCGTGATGGTCTCGCAGCGCGCACCTGAAGTTGTATTTTCCGTTGTTCACGCTGGTGCTACCACTACGCTGCACTGCAGGTCGCCGGGCTACGCGCTTATCAGATCCTGTTCCGACGTCCCCGAGGTGATTGTCGTCGACCTGACCGGTGTCTCCCATGGCCACGCGGACCTATTCGACGGCGCATTTGCGGCACACCAGATTGGAGCAAATGTGATCACCCAAGCTGCGCTACAGAGTGTCGCGTCCTACCTGGAGGACTTCGTGACTGAGGACGAGTGGGTCGGCGCTTGCCTGCTCGCGGGTGCGTGCACCATGCATCTCACGTCGGCGGGTGGCGACCTCGAGACGTGCAACCGCCTTGCCGTGTACCGTCCGCCGTCTGTGAACTTTGGCCTCCGTTGTTCGCCGGACACGATCTTCCGCGGCTCGAACTGGTGTCACCACCATCTCGCAGTAGGCCCCGAGACCATTTGCTGGCTCGGCTGTTGCTTCCAGTTCCTGCAGCAACACGCGGGTTATAGGGCGTCGGCTCCGGACAAGACAGTACGCCGGTTCGAGTCA